CTCGACGCGTACAAGGACAACGTGCGCCGCTACCTTGCCCCCAAGGAAGCCCGTGAACGCAAGGTCGTCAACGTGGACGGGAAGATCGATGTCACGAAACCCCCCGCGGATTCCCACCGCGAGTACGGGGACGCCGCACTGATCATCGACACCGCGAAGGCGTTGGTGTTGGGCGAGGACCAAACCATCGAGTTCCCCACCGACGAACCCACCCCCAAGGGTGCACCAGTGGACCCGGTCGAGGAGTGGGTGCGTGAGTGGGCCCGCAAGGAACGCCTCAGACAGAAGCTCTTGGACGGGGAGACGAAGTCCGTGGGCTTGGGGGACGGGGTGTACGTGCTGGGGGTGAACTCCTCCAAGCAGCGCCCCACGTTGCGTGTCTACCATCCGGGGTTCTACTTCCCTGACACCCAAACCCCCGTACCGGGGTGGGTGGAGGAAGATTTCCCCCCCATCGTGCACCTGGCGTGGGAGGAGGAAGACCCTCACGGGGTGGTGTGGGTGGTGCGGCACACGTGGCAACTGTTCCCCCTCCAGGCCCCGGCATCAGCCCCGTGGGGTGGGGTGATGGAGTGGGAGTGCCACTACCGGCACGTGCGCTACCGCCTCGACGGGCTGATCAAGAACGCCACCGTGTACTCCCCCGAGCTGTCCCGCACCGCACACGTGGTGCAGGACTGGACACCGTTGGGGGTGGACTTCATCCCCGTGGTGCACGTCCCGAACACCCCGGACGAGTGGGGCGAGTCAGTGCTGCTGCGGGTCGGGCAGATCCTCGACGACATCCAGTACACCGACACGGACCTCGCCCAGGGCGCGGCCACGCCCGCGGCACCCGTGTTCGTCACTGAGGGTGCCCCGGTGAACGGGTTGACGGGGGCACCTGGGACAGCGCTGGGGTTCCCTGAGGGTGGTTCGGGGGCGTGGGCGGACACGTCGAAGAACCTCACCGCATGGCACCAACACATCAACCACCTGTTGGACCGTCTCGCTGTGAATGCGCGCCTCGCCCAGGCATTGTTGGGCAGGATCCAACCCAACGACGTGCCCAGTGGGTATGCGTTGGCGTTGGGGTTCCACCCCGCCCGCCAGTTGATGCGTGAATGCAGGACGGTCCGCAACGAGAAGTACCCGCTGATCTTGCGGTTCGCGCTGCGGTTGGCGCAGGCCCAAGGGTGGGTGGACGCAGCCCCCACCCCGCAGATGGTCGTCACCCTCGGAGCATCCCTGCCCGCGGACCTGCCCACGGCGGTGGAGACGGTCAAGGAGTTGCTGCCGATCAACGGGATGTCCACAGCGACAGCGGTGCGGGTGCTGGTGCAGGCGGGGTTGCCGATCGAGGACGCCCAGGAGGAGGTGGAGGCGATCCGCAAGGAGTCGTTCGACGCGGCGGTGAAGCTGTTCGAGGCGACGGGGAACGCGGCGGCTGCGGCTGCGATGTTGGGTGTTGACCCGGTGACGTTGCCCCCGGGTATCGCCCGGGAACTCGAGGGGGGTGTGTGACACACCCCGTCACACACTCAAACCATGACCAACGAGATGGAGGCCACCCGTGCCTGACACCGAGAACACCGAGAAGACGTTCACCCAGGACGACCTCAACCGCATCGCGGCGGAGAACAAGGCCCGCGGGGAACGGGAGGCGAAGAAGGCCTTCGAAGAGCAACTCAAGGCCCTCTTCGGTGACCTGACCCCCGAGGAGGTCGCCGGCAAGCTCCAGGCCGTCCGGGAGGCTGAGGACGCACAGAAGACTGAAGCGCAGCGGATCCTTGAGGAGGCCACCGCCGCGAAGACCGAGGCGGAGAAGATCAAGGCTGAGGCCGCTCAGGAGCGTCACACGGCTCGCCTGCACGCCGCACTGATCAGTGCTGGGGTGCCGGAGGCCGGTGTGGGTGCGGTCACGGTCCCCGGGGTCGAGGTGGGTGCCACCGTGGAGGAGATCCAGGCTGCGGTGGACAAGCTCAAGACGACCCTGCCGGGGTTGTTCAAGACCACCACCTCCGTGGACGCAGACCCCGGGAGGGGCCCCACCCCGACACCACCCGCGGGGGAGTTCGGTGCTGCGGGGCGTGCGGAGTTCGAGCGTCGCTTCCCGGACAAGGTCGCGTCCTAACGCTTGGTGGTGGGGCGTCAACACCGCGAAACCAACCCCGATGCGTCGACTCGTGGTAACGCGGTGAAGGGCGACTGGGGGTCCCGTGGCGGGTAACGCTGGGCCTTCCCAAAGGGACGTTTGCGGTCTCTTGGGGTTCGGGGTTGGGCCCCTCCTTTCACCCCTGTAGCGGCGCACCTGCGCCCCACCACCCCCTTGTTCGGGTAGCCCAATCTGGTAGAGGCAACCGGCTCAAACCCGGTCCAGTGTGGGTTCGAATCCCACCCCGAACACCCCCGAGTGACACACCCCCTCTCATGATGTGCCCACCACCCCTAGGGGTGGACGCCGACCACGGGCCGTAACCAGTGGATGAGCCCCCTGTGGGGCTGGCATCAACAAGAACCCCACAATCCACCTTGGAGGTGCAGCGATGGTCAGCATCGCCCCCCAGTCCAGTGACCCGGGTTGGGTCACGGACGACCCGTCGTGGATGGGCTCGGCACACGGCACGGACTCCACCGAGACCGGCACCGTCGACGTGTCCCTGTTCACGGCACAGACTCACTACCCCGACGGGTACCTCCCGTCCGGGACCCCCCTGGCGAAGGTCACCGCCACGGGCCTCTACGGGCCCTACACCCCCGCCGACTCCCCCGCAGGACTGGGGGAGCTCGTCGGGTTCCTGGTCGGCCCCCGCCGGGTCACGTCCTCGACCCAGAAGATCGGCGTGGGGATCCTCACGCACGGTCGGGTCATCGAGGCCAACCTTCCCACGTCCGCACTCGACAGCGACGGCAAGGACGATGTTGCCGGACGCATCCGGTTCGTCTAGGAGGCGATGACACATGAGTGAGATCCTCTTCGAGGCTGCCGGTGCTGCGGACCTGACCCGGTTCGCTCGTGAGCTGGCTGCACGTGAGGTGGACCCCCTGACGGGGATCCTGCCGAACCGCCCCATCGAGGGGTACCGCACTCGCGCCACGAAGGTGTCGCGGACCACGACGGCGGCGAAGTTCCGTTCGTTCGACGCGGAGACCCCGATCGGTAAGCGGCCCGTGGCTGCCACGGTCCAGTCGCTCGAGCTGGCCCCCCTGGGTCAGAAGCTGCCCCTGCGTGAGCAGGAGCTCCTTCACCTGGCGGCCACCGAGGGTGCGGACCTGGCCCCGGTGGTGCGTGCGGTGTACGACGACACGGAGAACAACGTGGCGTCGATCCTCAACCGTGCGCTTCAGCTGCGTGGTGAGTTCCTGTTCTCGGGCAAGGTCAGCATCGACGAGAACGGGTTCATCCAGGAGGCGGACTTCGGTCTGGACGCCTCCCACAACCTGACCGTCGGGGACCTGGACGCCCCGTGGGATGGTGGTGGGGACGCCCTGGACGACGAGCTCGCGTGGATCGAGCAGGTGCAGGACGAGACCGGTGAGACGGTCACGGCCCTGGTCACCTCCTCGAAGGTCGCCCGCATCCTGTGGTCGAACCCGCAGTACGTTGCTGCGGCGGGTGCCACGGTGGACCGGGTGTCGCCGCGGGAGTTCAACGAGATCCGGGCAGCGTTCAACCTGCCCCCGATCGTGGTCTGTGACGCGAAGGTCGGTGGGGTTCGTGTGACCCCGGACGACAAGGTCGCACTGGTCACTGCTTCGGTGGGTGAGTTCCAGTGGGGTGACACCGTGGAGGCCCTGGAGCTGTTCGGGTCGAACGCGGTGGACGCCGTCTCGGCGCACGCGCCGAAGATCGTGGCGTCGGCGTGGAAGTCCACTGACCCGGTGTCGGTGTGGTCGAAGGCCAACGCGACGGGTCTGGTGGTCGCTGGTGACATCAATGGGCTGTTCGTGGCCCAGGTGCTCGCCGGTTCCACGTCTTCGTAGTCGCTCAACGGCAGCACCCCCACCCGCCTCACATGAGGGGGTGGGGGTGCTGACGTTTGATACCCCTGTGCGGATGATGCGGGCATGGCCTACCCGACCGTGTCCGACTGGGACGTGATCCGTGGCGACTCGTATGAGCGCCGGGTCCGGTACACCCCTGCCGAGGGGGTCACGTCCACCGATGGGTGGGGTGTGGTGATGCAGGTGCGTCGGGACACGGACGCGGAGGTGTGGCTCGAGAAGGCCCCTGGTGACGGGTTGGTCCTCGGTGTGGAGGACGGGAAGTTGGTGGTGACGATCAGCATTGCCCCGCAGGACACGCGTGATTGGGGGCGGGCGCGGTGGGATGGCCGGTGGGATCTGCAGTTCACGTCTCCGACGGGGCGGGTGCGTACCCCGGTGGGTGGGGCGTTCCGGGTGTTTGGTGATGTGACGGTGGTGCCTGGTGAGTGACGTTGAGGTCGTTGACGAGGTTTTGGAGCCGTTGGACGTTGCGGACAATGTGGGGCCGCCTGGGCCTGCGGGTGCTGATGGGTTGTCGGCGTTCGAGTTGGCGGTGTTGGAGGGGTTTGAGGGGTCGTTGGAGGATTGGCTCGCTTCGCTGAGGGGTGAGGTGGGGCCTCCGGGTCCGAAGGGTGATCC